ACCCATAAGAACAGTATTCTCAATACCGCTATTCAACGCAGCACGAAAATCATCACGCAATGATTCTTTGCCAATAGGCCAATTTTCTGTGTTTGGCAAATAAAGACCATCGCCATCTGCTCTTTGAATTATGCCATCATCTACAAGTTGTTTGATTTCTTTAGCTCTTGCCTCATCAATATTGTACCTAGACAAATATGTTAAATCTTGTTGTGTCATTTTGCCGTCTGCACGTTTAACAGCAAGATCAATAATTGTGTGGCTTCTTGCAATGCTATCCATTTGTTTAAATATTCTTGTAAATGGTGCAAGTAAGTTAGCTTTGTAAAATTGATTCTTAACAAAATCCACATGTCGTGTGTAATAACGATCAAAAGTTTTGTCAGAAAATGGACTATTAGATAGCTCTTCTGTCATGCGCATGTGATTTGCGCCCTTAAGCATCTCTAACATTTGACCAGCATATCTACCTTCTGTTGCATTGAAGCGAACACGCCCATCAGAACCAATGCCTTTAAGAGCCATAAGTAAAGTAGACCCATCATGCTCCATTATTATTTTTGCAATGTCAGGCAGAGTTGAAAAACCAGCAGACCCAAGATAATTAAGCTGCGCTGCGTCTCGCATGACTTGTGATATCCTAGCATCCCATGAATGTGGCTCACGCAATACAGATCCAACAACACGATCATATAACACCGTGTAGTTCTTTTTTGTTTTTTGTATTTCTCTAGTTGTATTGCCAGCAAGACGCATTTGATCTTCAATGTCGTCAAGCACTTCTGTTAAATCTCTGCCTGTTTTTTTTGCATACTCGTATCTAGGGGCAACCCTATCTGTATATGCCTTCATAACAGCTATTGGATCATTAATAATGTAATCAAAAACTAATGAGTTTGGTATATCTAATGACCTGTGTCTAAAGTGTTTAGATTTGCCATTACCAAAATAACCAACAGTTTCTGCTGTTGTGTCACCCATTTCTAATATGTCATCAATAGTTGCATTAACACGTTTAGTTAATGATTCTTCATCAGTAGGTAGTTCTTGCTTAATCCATTGAGGTGAGCGTTGACGCAATGTTTTATGTTCAATCTGCATAAAACTAAGAGCCGCTTCACTAACCCTCATTTCATAACTTACAGCATCTTCTTTGTATGCTTTTTTAAGAGTGCCATGTTGAAACTCATGCAAAAGAACAAAGTCTTGATAATCTTTAAATGTTTTAAAGCTATCTGAATTGTTAAGCATAAACGCATTATGATGATATGTTTCTGAAGCAAAGTTTGACTTAGCTCCAAAAGCATCGTTTTTTTTGTAAGCCTCTGCTTTATCGTCTAAGGCTTGTTGGAATCTTCTATACTTTTTATAAGCACCAGCCTTGTCTATATAGACAATGCCTTTGTCAGCATCAAAATATTGGTGCATACCAAGTGCGCCGTCAGGGTGGTGTTTTTTAATTTCCTTAACAGCACGCTCTCCAGTTACAACCTTCTTTACATTAAAGTGTTGTCCTAATCTTTTAACTAATGCTTTTTCATCAAAGTCTACAAGATTACGTTGCGGAGGTGCTACAGACTCATTCTTTGCCCATACAAACGGATTGTCTCTATACCAACCATAGAGCTTGTTAAAGAAACCATCTCTGTCAGCAGCAATAGCTTGTTTATTCCAGTAACGAGAAAACATAACTTCTTCATTAGCTGGCAATACTTCTTCTGGCTCAATAGATCTAACATTAAGTTCAATCTCTGCTATTTCTTCTTCTAATTTTGCTGCTCTAAGTTCAAGAGCATTAAGGTAATCCCTTTGATTTTTAGTTAAAAAGTCTGTGTCACGCAGTCGGTCTAACTCACTTTTGTTTGTTTTTAATAATTTTAATTGTTTTTTTGTAAGGCCACGCGCTGCTTCTTCAGTCTCTAACTCTGCAATTTTTGCTCTTAATTCTGCTATTTTTACCGATCTGTTAGAGTCAGCAGCAAATTCTTTCGCCTCAAGATCTTCTTTAATTTTGTTTGTTTGAGCCAAACGAAACTCTTTACTAATCATTCGTTGTTGCAAAAAGTCTCTATTGCCAATAAGGCCAGTAGATTCTAAGCGTTCACCCCACTTGCTCCAAAATTGAGCCATGGCATCAATAGATTCATTTTCTAAATCATTAGCCCCTCGCTCACCATTAATATATTTTCTATTTATTTCTTGTAAAAATTGATCGAACTTACCTTGCTTGCCACTAAAAGGTATCTTCATGTTATTGAAGTTATGATCCATAAAATAGTTTTTGCCTTTGCCAGTCATAGCACCATAGTTTTCGACAAGCGTATCTAAGACTCTAACCCACTCACCATCTCGAACTTTTGACAACTGATAGGCTGAATTGCCAGCACTAAGTCCTGCTTGATGGGCAGCAAGAGTTATCCCACTGTCGCCAGCAAGATCTATTGTTTCTTTTTTAACAGGTGTAGGAACCTTTGAATCTTGCAATATATTTTTTATTGGACTCGGAGTAAGATTGTTATAGATCCAACTGTCTGTAAACCAGCTTTCAGCAATCTTATACGGATCTTTAGCCGCGCCTTCTAATCTTGAATCTTCAATGCGTCTAAGACCAGACTCTTTACGCACATCTTCAAACTCTATTGTGCGATTGCTTAAACCTTTTCTTTTATTCTCAAGTTCATTTAACTCATCTATTGTTTTCTTTGGCTTGGCTTCTAACCTTTCAATGTCGGTTTTTATTAAAGCCATTTCTTTAGGCATAGAGCGTTTAAGAGCTTCTATTTCTTCATCAGCCATGTTGCCGTATTTACGCGCCTCACGTTGCCCAAGAGTTGTAGCTTCATCTGCTGTAAGCATGGAGATTGCATCTATTGTTTCATCCATGTCTTTAACAGTCTTATTATAGACAGCCGCTCTACGAGCCGCAGGGATGCCTACAAGAGTACCTAGAACCCCGCCAGTAACTGTAGCAGCCCCAATGTTAAACGCCGACTCCCCTAGCGTTGCAAGAGGATCAAATGGATAACGCAATCCTTCTTGCAAAGATTGCAACGCTCCAGTGCCAGCACCTACACGCAAAGCCGCCCCGCCTAAACTTCTAGCCATGCCAGCACCGCCAAACGGCAATGCAATCAAATTGATTGGATCAAATAGCCCAGCACCAACATGTGACCAAAACCCATGTTGAGACATAATTTCTCTGCGCTTTGCGCTTTCATTAATTCCACGCTTTAGATCAGCCATGTGATCTGCATTTTTTGCGCCAATTAGTGTGGTCTTAAATTGTTCATAGCCCTCCATATCAACAAGAGAATTGTATTCTGGATCTTCTTCATCCCAATATTTGTAAGTATTTTTCATATACTCAATAACAGGATCATAAGCATATCCTGCTTGAGCTTTTACAAGATCACTGAATGTAGACTGAGGTTTAATTTCTTCAGCTAAACCAGTAGAAAATCTTGGTGTAAGAGCGTAGGGATTAACGCTTACCATTATGGCCTAATCCTATAAGCTAAAAGTTCGCCATCTTTTTGTACTGGCACTAACTGATTACTAATAATCTCATAAGCATAGTATGTTGGATTAGTTGTATCAGTGTAACTTTGCGGTATTAAATATACTTTCTTATCGCCATTAGCTGTTGCTGAACCCATAATGTCCATATCATATTCGCTAGAATAAAAATCTATTGCGCCTTGAGCCATTGCTGCATAAGGACTTATCTGAAACTGTGGCATCTCTCTGTCTGTTCCAGTATCAGCAACTGCCGTTCCTAATATTGTGTAACCATTAGGTAGATCAGCTTCAATGTTATTTAAAAAAGATTCTTTTTCTGCAGGATTAGGCATCATTTTAGAAAGAGCAAACCTAGATCTGCCAGTTCTGTTCATGCCAAAATCAATTACATAGCCTTCTGTTTCTGGGTAATGACTATCGTATAACTGTTTTGTTTGTTTCATAGCTTCAGTTGGAGTTAACATTCCTGTACCAATCATTGTAGTAATGTATGGTGTAATTTCTTGAGTAGCCTGTCTGCTGCCGCCTGTTGCTTCAAACACCCAATCTCTAATGTTTGTATGTCGAGACTTGTTAATATCACCATCATCAAGAAACTGCTTTATTGCTCCAGTAAACTCTGGACTGCTTGATGACCTTTGGTTTATTTCACTTAGAGTAACTTGAAGAGCGTCATTATTGTATGTTCCATCTGGATTAAAGTCTCCGCGCATTTCCATCATTGAAAGCGCAGTATCAAGTCTAGCCATAGCTGGGCCTGATATTGTTTCACTTAAAACGCCAACAAACATATTTGTTTCACGGCCTGTACTTGGGTCTATGCGATATCTTAATTGTTTGTAATGCTGCAATAAAACAGCAGATCCTTGCACATTTCTACCGTGAGATAATGCGTCAAGATCATCTACAAATGTTTGAGGCAGCCTTCTATTTCTCGTTGCCATTTCATAAAATGCTGTTGTCGCTGGATGCTGTGCATCTGAGCCCATGTCTCGTAACGAATCAGATGTGCGTAAAAAAGTATTAGGAACTTGATTATTTTTATAAACAATATCAGATACGATTGCTTTATGACCTGATTCATTTCTACCAGTATTTGTTCTAATATCTGAAAAATCACTTTGTATTTTTAGTTGTAATGCAACTTCAGCTTCAACCTTTTTTAAATCTTGCACAGCAGTTCTAGCTTCTACAGCAGCACTTTGTATTGATGATGCTGATAGGCTGCTAACTAACTTTTTAATTTGTGGTTTTAATTCATTTGGCACACCAGACATGTTAGTGCCGCCACTTTCTAATGAATTAGCAATGCCAATCATAACTTCTGATGACATAGATATTTGTTCAGTTTCATCACCTATAGTAATTTCAAACTGTCTACCATCTGTAGCTAAACCTCTAACCCAACCTTTTGCTATACTTTCATCAAAATTAGCTTCTCTACTTGCTGCTGCCGCACCAGAAAGAAATGTATTTTCTCCAACTATTTTTTTAATACTTTCAATGTTTGAATTTCTGTCCTGTATTAAAGAATCTAATTCTTCTACTGTAGTTACTTGAGATGCTCTATTTGCAGCATCAGTTTCCATAGCTTCTTGATTTGTGGACCACTTATAAAGATTTACATTATCTGACGCTCTTTGAACTTTATTATCTTCTTCTAATTGTTTTGCTTCAGCCGCCCCAGTTCTAGAACGAAATGGATTTAAAAACTGTGTAAGATATACTTCATCATTATTATTGCCGCCAAATTTAAAGGCACCAGTCTCTTTTAAAACATTTAATTTTGCTAAGTTGGCACTGCTAATTCCAGCTTCTATTTCTCCATTAGTTCCAATCCAGTTATTAATCCCATCTATTTCTTCAGTTGATAAATTATTTGCTAGCATAGAAGTGATAGCACCTTCAGCAATCGCTCTTCTAACAGCGATTACACCGACACTAACATCTCTAAGTTCAATATCACCATTAGCTACTTGTTTTCTCAGTGATATTTCTTTGCTATCTAAATACTTAACAAGCGTTTCAATGTCAGAAGATTTCCCTAACCTTCCTATGTTCCTTGCTGTAGCTGATTCTGCATCAGCTTCATCTCTAATTTTTTGAGATAATGCTGGGTATGCTTCTTCTTGTTTTTTTGTTTTATTCTTTCTATCTAGTTCAACAATTTGATTTCGTTGTGCAACTTCGTTTCCAATAATCCCATCAATAGATGCTGCTGCACTGTCAAAGTCCCAGTTGTCTGTAATAGCAAGGACACTCTCTCGCAACCTTTCTGGAACTGAGTTTATTGTTGCTCCATTCTTGCTAAGAGCGTTTCTTATTTTAACTAATTCAGAAATAGAAATATTTTGATCAGAAACAATAGCTATTGCCCTTGCTTCAAACTCTGCTCTATTAATTGCATTATATAAAGTTGCAGCTTCTTTTGGACTTATTGATCTTGATGTAACAAGATTTTGTATTCTTTGGGTTTCTTTTGATTTAAATGTATCAATAGCTTCTTGAGAAGCACCTGACTGATACATGCTCAATAAAGTTGTGTAGTTATCTTTTGTTCTTTCTATGCCTTCTATACCAGCAGATTCACGATCTCGCTGTATTGCTTTAGCTTGCAAATCAAGTTTTGTGCTGGCTAAGTATGTTGTGCCAGAGCTTTGTATATACCCTTTGTACTTGCCGGTAGCATTGAGCTTCATTTGCTCAAGATAATCACCCATTTGTGTTTCGTAATAGGAAACAGGATCTGATTGTTGATCCGCTTCTACGGCAAGTTCTGCGGCTTTAATTTTAATTTCGTTGTCAATAGATGTTTGATATCTGTCATCAATAACATCTTTGTATGCAAGAGTTGCTATCTTGCCAAAACCTTCTGGAGCAAATTGTATTGCTCTTGGTTTGCCAGTTGTGACATCAATAGCTTTAATGTCAGCTTCAGATAAAGATTGAGCAAGCTCTTTGCCTTTAAGCTCTGCATTTTGAGCAGCTTCTTTAAATGCTGAATCAACAAGATTGCCAGCAAGATTTATCATATTATTTGCAGCACGTTCACCAGCATCAGACGCACGAACTACAGATATATTTCCAACCTGATACTGTCTTTGTTGTTTAATTACAGCCATTAATCTGTACTCGCTTTGCTTACTTCATACTTATAAAGACCAGATGCTATAGAAGCAAAAGCCTGAGTTTGATACTGACGAGCAGTAGCTCTACCCTCATAAAGAGCCATAGACTTACGAGAAGCTAGTTGCAAATCTTCAATAGTTGCTGAACTTTCTATAGTAGATACATCAGATGTGGCGATCTCTGCTTGCCTTTTCATAAAAGCCTTAATGCTCATATCAGATCCAATGTCTCTACCCATTGCGCTAAAAAAAGCATTATTAGAAGATTCTGCTAAACGTAGCTGTTCATTTCTCTGATTGCTTTTTTGTAATGCTTGGATTTTATTATTTTCTCTTTGTAACTCTATTTGCCCAGCTTCAAATGCGGCTCGATTTCTAGCGGCTCTTGCGCCCTGCATAGCCCCAAGAACTTGAAGGCCAGTGCCTATTGCCATAAATGCCACTGGTAATGCCATTAGAATGATACCTCCGCGATTATACCGTTTACTTGCAAGGATAGGGGTGCTGTTTGTGTAATGGTAACAACTGGATCTTTGCTATAACCCAGCAACCTAAACTCTCTTTTGCCAGATACAGCAGTTCTAGCAACGCTAAAATCATCTGTAACCTGACGTATAATTAAGTTCTTGTTGTTTACTGACAATGACAATGTGTCAATCAGATCAACCACAACTCTGCTAACAGCGCGTGGCTCACCAGTAAGAGGACCGCCTTGCACCTGTGCATCAATAGGCAGTGTCTGTGCCTCTACATTAAAGTCAAAGCCAATCTGAGCAGATGATATTGTTTGCACAGCAGACACATCAACATTGCCACTGGCTACGGTAAACTCTCCTAGATAGTCAGTGCCATTTACAACCTTAACCTTTGCACCATTAGCAAAGTGACTTGATACATCAAACACACCATTGCTGCCTGAGAACGTAGCTGAAAAGTCCATGTTCATGGCGGCATCAAACTCCATAAGAATAAACTTATCAGTCCCAGAACCAAGGTCATATTGACCCACACAGAACACACGATCATCAATAGTACAGACAGAATGGAACTTACCTGATGTTGTCCACTCAGACCATCCAGCCCTTTGTTCTGCTCTATTTGATGTAAACACTGCAATCTTACCAGTGTCATTCAGCACAAAGGCATAAGACTCTGGGCGATTAATAGCACCACGCAAGATACACATTTGCACAGGATTGCTAATCAAATGTGGCGATAGCGTTGAGATTCCAGTAGCAACATACGCAGCTTCAGAATCAGAATAGATGTACTCACGCACAACAGATCCTGTTTTTTGCACATAGATTGTCGCACCATCAAATGACTCTGGGCGAACAAAGTTGCTACCGTATGGAGTCTGACGCCGAATCTGAGCGTTAGTTGGCGTGATTGGCTTTTCAGTAAATGATGGGATGTACATCTCTGAGGTACTGGTAAAGATCTGAAGATCACGATTTGACATCAAGTGTCGGATAGTATTGATCTCACCAATGCTAGCCGTTAGGTCTATAGCATCTGCATCCTCTCCATCACCTACACCAAAATCAAAGTAAGATGCTGACTTACTTGCCCAGATGCCGTCTGGCTGACCTAATGTACCAGCAAACCACAATCTATTCTCATGGAATGTAACAGCCGCTGGGAAGCCTCTGAGGGCCGAATATGACTGTTCTCCCCACTGTGTTGTCGGTGCATGTGTTGTAATCTTTGGTGAGCCACCTCCAACAGCAGACGCATTAGCTGATGCGCCCGCAGTAACTGTAAATACATTCTCATCAATAACCTCAACAACAGCTTCTGTGCCATTGATCTGATTGGCGTTAATACCACCAACAGCACCAGCTTCACTGATTACTATATTATCCCCTACAGCTAAACCATGCAGCGGGAATGTAATCTTAATATCTGCGCTGCCATCAACAGTCTCAATAGCATCAGTTGAAAGCCGCACTGCAAGTGAGTTAGTAACATTGCCAGTAGCTTGAGTGTTTGATTGCACAGATGTAATAAGTATCTCATTGTCGTGATACCGCAACCTAACGCCAACATGCTTAGAGTCTGCATAATTACCGCCTGATTGACTGCCTGTAATATCAAAATAGGCTGCACTGACAGTAACAGTAATGCCGTTACCGCTAGATGCAGATGGATCTAGTGTCATGCCTACTGGCTGAAATGAATAGTATGGCTGGTTTACCCTGTAGCTATCAGCACTTGTTTCAAAAGTAGTTGTTTCTACTTGGAATGTAGTCAGGCTAGTACGCACTAACTTACGCACCATAAAGGTTTGATGCGCTATAAACATAACATCACCAGCTTGGGCATATGTTAACTCTGGCAAAATGCTGTGACTAAAAGGCAGAGCAGCCGAGCTTGTATCCTGTGTGATTGTTTGTATTAAAGAAACTACGCCTGTAGATGGATTGATTTGAAACACTCGGATCTTAGCGTTTTCTAAGCTAACAATATATTGTTCATCATCAGAAAAAATAAACGGAACAATGCGAATCTGTTGAGTTACTGACCCACTTACTGTGGTGTCAAACTCATAGATCTTGCTAGTTCCAAATCGTTTTAGTAAACCACCTTCATTACGCAAAAAGAAGTTCTCAACCTTCTTAGCTGAGTTTGCATAGATAGGTGTATCTGTCCTTGATGCTAGGGACGGACTAATCTCTCCAAACTGAAAGTTGCTAATCGGAACGCGAATACGAGCCACTAACTTCGCCTTTCAGTAATAAACCTCGAACTTGGAATCCTGCGTGTTGTTTGTTGTTGTGAATCAACACTTCTAGCTTTTGCCATAGCTTGCCGTGCAGATGTTGACATTAGCTGTGCAAGGCTTGCATCTCTGGCAATAGAGGTTGCAAACAAATTAGCTAATCCAAACTCAACCGCAACTGTAAAATATGAAGGCCAATATTCTTCATCTGGTCTGTATGTATAGTCAGCAATCACAACATCTGATTCTGCTGTATCAGCATAAACCATGTCACCATAAATCTGATATTCAATCTGCAAGTCACTAACTGTAATTGCATGAACCATAAGAGTGTCGTTAGCTAGTTGATATGCACGATCATATCTGCCTGTTGGCGCATCACTTAAAAGATTTAGAACTGCTTGGTTTGTTGCAAACCGCCAACGTGTATTAACCAAAGCAGCCCTAGCAAAATCCTCATACATATTCACAGAAACAAGAGCCTCTGTGTTTCCATCATCGAATGATGTAATCGGTTCAGCACCAATAAGAATCAATGCTCTTGAACATATATCAACAGGAGAATCTGCTGTAGTGCTGGTTACTGTCATGTGTAGTTAGGGAGAGGTAAGTTGATACCTTGACCTCTCCCTATCCCTTTAGTCTGAGTCTGTTTCTGCGACAGCCGTTCCGTCAGAAACGTCAACCGCACTACCATTGTTTGAAAGCACACTTACAAAACTTGTTGTAGGTGTATTTGTATCTTGAACAATGATTAGATCACGAACATTCAGCATATTAGCTGCACTGTTAAAATAGTTTGCACTATTTACAGCCGCAATAGCATCTGTTGTTTGATAAATCCAGAGATTTACTCCACTTGCTCCACCAATTCTGTGGAGTCCTGCTGCTGCATAAGCCATTCAAGCCTCCTATTAGTTGTTATCCAAGACTTCATAGATACCGTTGTCATCAATAACAACCGCACCCATTGACATCATGGATGTTACAAGGTGAGAAACACGCTCTGGAACATAATTCAACTCTGTTGAAACATCAGCACCAACACCAAGACCTACAGAGGATGTATGGTATGCCATGTTTTTACCAGCGGTTACTGCTGAAGTTGAAAAGATCTTAAAGCCAAGAAACTCTTTCATAGTCATGCCACCTGCATACGGCAGATTCTGCTCACCAACAAAGTCGCTAGAAGCAAACTCTGTAATGCTAAACAAATCAGCATACCCCTTTGGGTGCATGGCTAAATAACGTCCACCATCTTCGGGGATGTTAGCAGAGCCAAATGTTTCAAACAAAGAAAGCAAATCAGCTTTTTCTACCGCAGAGCTAGTATCATGAATCTGAGTTGAGTTAGCACCAGCATCCATAGCAGTAATCAGAATCTCATCTGTCTTACGTCCCAGAGCAGCAGCAGCAGACTTAGCTACAGCTTGACGCTCATCAATGTTGGTTTTTAGCTCATCCAGTTTGTCGATGTACTCGGCAGCATAGAAGTCAGCCATTGTTGCTTCCACGGTAGTGTGAGCCAATTCCATTGGTGTCACTGTACCGTTGCGTGATTTAGTTGAAGCAGAGCCAGTGCCGATCTTTTGGAAACGGACAACTGATCCAGCCACATTGCCTACTGTACGCACTGTGTTCCGCAACTTGGAACCCATACGCTGATAAGCCATGTGGACCTCTGATTCAAACTGTTTAATAAAGGCGGTATCAATTGTATTCGCCATTTTACAGTCCTTCTCTAAAGGTGTTGAGTTACAATTTTGCGGTTGTCTGTTTTAACATCCTCAACGCGAGTATCCTTGCGGGTCGCTCAGTGCATTACAGGCCGTGTAAATCCACCAATAACATCATTATGTTGGGGTGTGCAACGCACAAAACGCATCATAGTGTGTCCGTGCATCTCATACATATTGTCGTCAAATACAAACCCGCACCAGCTTAACCACATAATTGTGTCGTGATGATCGGCTGGAACAAAGTTTTCTATGTATTCATATCCGTTCTGCAAGAGTGCAATAGTTTCTGTGCAGCCACGCAAGAAGGGGCGAAAGTTATTTGTGATTCCGTGAGTGCCGAGTAACCATACTCTTGCACCACTGTCCTCAATTGGAACAGTGCCGCACATGCCTATGGGCGTTTCATCTAACATTAATGTGTATGTATGTGCGCCATCTATAGCAAACGGTTCAGTAAGAGCCTCTAATGGTTGTAGCCCATGTATTAAACACTCACGCAGATCATGCAATCGCAATTCATCTGCTATAGATTCAGCATCATATGGCCGACTTTTTATTAACGAAAGCCGACCAACTCGTACAAACTCTTTAGCCATAAAGACGTTTGAATCCATCCTCTACTTGCTGAATAAAAACAGGATCTCTTCTTGTTGGATCATGGTATCTTGGATCAAGCATCATTTGTTTTAATTCATTTTCGCTTGTTTGTGCAGCAGGGATGCTAGTCCCAGATGGGCCATCTTGTCTCATGTTTTCCATAATATGCTCAAGCACAAGCACACCATCTGCGGTTTCACACATACGCTCGATTGCTCCTAGATGCTCTTCAGTAAAAAACTGATTAGCAAACAGACTAACAGCTTCTGTTCTTGCAGAAGCATTGTCACCTAGCTTTGAGAGTTCAGCATCATAATCAGGCACATCAGCATTAAGAGCGTTCATATACATATTGATGCCCTCTTGAAACTCATCGTTGCTGTATCCGTTTTCAAATGCTGTGTTTGCCCACCATGTTAGCAACTCATTTCCATCAGCCATTTCTACATCAAAGCCTTCGGGCAACTCATAGTCACCTACTTCTGCTGGGCGATTTTCAAATGCTTGGCTTTCAATCTCCTGCATAACAGCAGCGCGTACTTCTTCTTCCTTCTGACCCAGCTTTGTTTCTAGATTTGTATACCCATTAGCCAGATCTTCTGGTGAGTTAAACTTTTGTGGCAGCCACTCAGGTCTACCAGCGTCTTGTTGCAGTAACGGATCACCACCTTCGGTAACAACGCCACTATCTTCAGTTGCTTCTGCTACTTCTTCATTCATTGTTTTTAACCCTATGTGCGTGACGGATGCGTGATTCTAAGAGGCCAACGATATATCGCTGTCCTTCCATATGACGCAGTTCCGCATCGGACACCCCTGCGCCATTAACTTGTTCTATGGTAATAGACCTTAGATAACTCAACACTTCTTGACCAGAAGGGCCGGAGAATAGACTTGCTATATTTAAGCTAATCTTTGAGTCATCTACTTTGTCGCGTTGAAATCCATCTAATCCTAGATAGACATTATTGTTGCGGCTCAATCATTTCCCCCCCTTGAGGTTGAGACATCTGCTGCTGCATAGCCATCTGCTGTGCCATAGCCATCATTTGTCTGCGTTCCTCAAGGTCGCGGATCAGTGTGTCGGGTACACCAAACTTCTTAGCTAGGTATGCCGCAGTATCTTCTGAGTTAATAAGAAGGTTCATAACCTCTGGACCAAAGCTGCCCTGCACAAGCTCAAGCCAACGCGCAACGGAGGAAATATCTTGGTTAGCCTGTGCCTGTGCAAGTGGCGATACAGAACGAACCTTAACCTCTCTGCCATTAATTGTAGGAAGTTCGATGCGTCCTTGTTTCTTTAGGATATACACTACGCGCTGTAAAACAGGTTGTACCAACTCAGCTTGGAGCCTTCCAAAAGCAGAACCAATACGGCGTGACAGATCTGCCATCCGCTCTGCAACTTCTGTTGCAGAAGCTGGGGTTCTGTCAGGATTACCAAGCATATCATTATACAAAGCCCTCTTGATGTTAAGCCTCATATCAGACAACACAAGATTTGCTACGTCAAACGAACCCGCTGCGCGAATAGGCTCAAGCCCCCTAGAGCCTGTAGCCTTTGGTATAACCGTTCCCGGAACCAAATTGATTGTATCAGGGTTTACTACCCCATCATCTTCCATTTGATAGATACCTGAGATTGCCATCTGCGCGTTCTCAAGGATAAGTTCAATGGTGAGGTTGGTGGTTTTAATTGCTGATAAGGCGTTGATAAGCGGTCCTCGTCCGTATGTTTCTCCGCTGCACTTAGACCAGCGGAAACAAATAAAAGGATTTGACCCCACACCTTGATACTTCTCCTGACGAATTATCTCTTTAGTATTGCACTCAATAGCAAAGAATAAATGTGCATCTTGATTTTTTATAGAATAATCTTTGCATACAACCTCAAGAATTTTAATACGCTCGTCTGGCTGTCTATCAATTCGTTCTTTGAGTTTCTTACTAATCTTAGCCTTTGGATACATGTTTGGTATGTCAGAGTTTCTAACCTGACGTTCACGAAACACATGGTCTATCTTGTCATCAGGACCAGAATCTAACACAACATGTGGTAGTGGAATGGCTGAAAACACTACAGGATTTATAGCATCTCCTTCGGCAACGGACAGGACGCCAGTACCAACGGCAAGGTCCATAAAGGACTCGTGTACTTCCTGACCAAAGTTAGAGTTTTGAATAACCTCAAAAACATAGTCAGTTACCTCATCGAGTTCATTATCCACCGAGTCACGCTCGCCGGAAGGAATCTCTGATCCCGCACGAAAATCAGCCCAACGTGCAAAGTTCGGAACCAAGCCTTGCTGCAAGCGCGAGGCAAACTCTTGAACGCCAACCACCGCTGTTTCATCAAAGATCTTATCGTCTCTACGCTGTCCAATAGTTTCATAATAAAATGATTCCCTCTGAGGCAGAGCATATTCATAACACTCCTCAAACAAAGGAACAAAGTTTTCTCTAAGAGATTTGGCTTTATCGTATTTTTTTAAATACATAGCAGCAACCTTATCGTCACCGCCTGTAGCTCCCATGTCTGAATCAGTGTATGTAATCATTGATTATACTCATTGTAGTAACCCATGCCACCACCAGAGCCAGAGATAAGTGATCTTCGACCACGCCCACGGCGCATCTCAGATACAGTTTGCTCAAGTGCATCTTGTTTTGCAGTTTTCTTTTCTTCCATAGCTTTAGCCTTTTGAGCTTCCTGTTCAGCTTTGACGCTTGGATCAAGAGAAAGTGTGCTTGGACCACGGCCTATACACATATGAACCTCCTTGGCTAAAGGTTATTCCTAAACATAATTTGCTGCATAGCGCAACGCACAAATCAAAGTCTTGCCCATAATCCTTGCCGCTTTGGTTGTTTCTGCTTTCTAGCAAACACATCAAACTCAGCTTTCGCATTAAAGGCTCTAAGAGGCTTTTGCCCCGATATTAACTGTCTACCTTCACCAGCACCTAGCATTAGATACTGCAAGGCGTCATGTATGTGAGAGTACATATTCTTATCTGGCTTGTCATCAAACCTCTCACCAGACACTTGTAACCTTTTGTAACTATATCCGCCTTCAAATCCTTTGATAAGTGTAGGGCAGCGGCGATCAATCATAAACGCTGGTTTACCCTCGACCATCTTGTTTAGGTTAGATGATACAGCTTCTAGGCGTAAATCTACCGAGTTACTATGAGTTGGTTGTGCGCGGAGTCCAGCACCTCTGAGTATCTGAAACGGTGTGCTTTCATCAGTCTGTGCGCGGAAGTCACCAGCAGGATCACCAAAGATATGCACATCAAGACCATCAAACCTAGTAGCAATTTCTTGGCGCAGCATCTCGGCAAAACGAACAATGCCCATATCAATAGCAACAATCTCTGACTGTATTAGCCATCTGCCCCTAACCTTCTGACCGAATACAGCAGCAGGAGTCAAACCAAAGTCGATGCCAATGTATAATGGAACACCAGCAGCAATTGGTATTTCTTCTTTGGCTATGTGAGTGTCAGCTACAAACATAGGATATACAGGCTTTCCTTCTTGGATTGTGCCAAGCCTATTCATTACATAGACATCAATCCAGCTTTTTGTCTTACCACGAACCAAATTTGTATAATAAGTTTTGAGCATATTCTTTGCGTTCTCAGCAGAAGGATTAGTCCCATAATCAAGAACTACTCCTTGCTCATCAGTCTTTTCTAACATTCCTGATGGCTGCACATAAAAATTCCAATTGTCAGGCTTAACCAACATACGCGCTTGCTCTTGAGGAATATGGTCAGGGATTGGCACCTCGCCAGACATGATAGGCCACCAGTGATCTTCTTCCGGTGCATTGGTGTCAGCAATTACACCTGACCAACTAGGACCACCTTCACGCATAGAAGGGAATCGACCAACACGCATAGTACACGCATCAATAATAGACTTTGGCACCTCCCTAGCCTCATTGATCCAGATGCCAGTTAGTTCTAGGGACAGAAGTTTTTTGACATCTTCGGGTCGATCAAGGGCTAGGAAGATAACTTCAAGCTCTAAGTCAGCCTGTTTAATATTATGTGTGTATGGAACAGACCACATAAACTTGCCCCATTGCTCTTCTGGAAACCAGTCAAGCCAAGTTTTTATTGTAGTTGTTCTAAGCTGTGGGTTTGTATTACGAATGATAGCCCACCGGCTTCGCCTTATGCCAGCCTTATTTGGTTCTTGTTGCAATGCTCTGCGAAACACCTCGACACAACAGCCAACAGATTTGCCAGAGCCTACTGGTCCACGGATGCCACGAAAGAATGTATCATCTTTCATAAATGCTTTTAATGTATCGCCATCAGGTTTGTACTTAAAGTTGGTCAACCTTGTGGTCCTTACCAAACTTAATCATGCGTTCAACTATCTCCGGCCCTATGGAGGCGATGACTTTATCAGCCTCATAGTCGGTACAAAACTCTTCTGGGTGGTGACAAAGATGTACCTTTTTAACCACACGCCTCAGAACCTCACGTTCTTCTGGCTTCAAAGTGTGTAAGAAACTCATCTATAACTTGCTGCCTTTTTAGCAACATCCTTTGGTTGCTTGGCGAATTGCTTACCTTTTCGTATCGCTGCCCGCTTCGCTCTGGTGGTGCGGCGATACTCTTCGTCACTCAGGGCAGCTATGGCAGACGCAGGGAGGTATCGTTCACCAGTAGCCTCTTTGCCCTGAGTAGATGGTTTACCAGATTTGGTTTTCCATTTTTGTGAAGTCCAGCGTCTAAGCGACTTTTGTGAATCCGCGAGTGCCATTAGTTTGTATACCCGCCGCCAGCCTTCTTATACAGAAGGGCTAGCCTTTGTGCTTTTCTTGCTGACCACTGACCCGCTGCGCCGCCCTTTGCCTCGCGTTTTACCTTGTTGAACAGGCTCTTTCTTAGCTTGGGCTTCGTGTAGTTCCCCGCTTCGTTGACCGCCATCTTTGACCTCCATAAGTATTACTCGGCGTGAGTCAGGCATATAGGTTGCGCCTGACAGAGTGCGTCCGTCAGGCATTTGAATCGTTGGACCCTCATAAGGAGTGCCGTCAGTAAACTGCCATCTCATGCTTGCTTCATCTTTGAATCAATAATCTTTTTCTGCATTGCCTTTGGCAGTGTCTTTTGTTTTGCGGTTAGCAAAGACTTAGCAGCTTTCTTGGCTTTCTTCTTACCCGCTGGTGTGTAGGCGTACTTCTTTCCCATTACGTTTGGCATTTAATTACCTTTCATAAATTGTTGCATTGGGCCGCGAGTGGAGCCAATAAACTTCTTAAGAATAGCAGCACGTCGACGTTCTGCTTCTGCGTTGCTAAGATCTTTGCCTTCGCCTTTATCAAACTTATCAATTTCACTAGCGGCTCTTCTAAGGGCAACAGCTTGCAATGTGGGTGATCTTGATGATTTGCGTGACATTAATGATTTTTTCTTCATTACGCTTTTCCTTTCTTAGCCTTGTTTCTACGAGATATAGCAGCACCAATGCGTCTTGCTTCGGCTTTGCTGCTAGCACCCCAAGCTCTAAGGCTTAGAAGTAGACGAGTTGGTTCCCCCTTTTCGTCCCTCTCCGGCCCTTTCATATTCCCCATCCGTTGAAGGAACGATGCCCTGCGTGGGTTGTCCCCCGACCTTACTGGAGCCTTGAGTGTCCCGCCTTTGTAAGAGGCGCGTCCGGCAGCGTTGAGACCACCTTTGGGGTTCTGACCTTCTTTTCTTGTCCATGCTGGTGTCTTTGGTGCCATTACTTTTTGCCAAGGCTTCTAAGATTGACTAACGAGGATCTTGTGCCAAAAGAACCTTTACGTCCACTACCTCTACGCCGCTTGGTTGTCAACGTACCCATATCGGCGTCAACCACAACCTCTGGTTCATCCTCAATCTTGGGAGGGGGGGCTGGATCAGGGCTTTCATCTTTCTGTGGCTTGTCACGCACAGTTTCCAATACTGCACCCCCAGCCAATAAGTCAGGGCTGTAATCGCCTCTGCCTGTGTATCGACCACCTTTCACATAACCTTGAATGTCACCAAACTTAGTTGCAGCACCTGTACCTTTGTCAGTAACTAACTTAGTGCCATAAGTGACTTTGCCATCCTTCATAGTAGGGGCGTCAGAAGCAATGGTTCTCATAATATTAGAAGCAGCTTTCTTGCCAGCAATGTTTGCTACATTCAAAGCAACACTACCAACACTAGGAATCATTACATCCCCCGCCGGTAACTGACCAACCCTAGCCCTAGTAGCTAGTTGACCCATGTTCCTAACATTAAGGCCACTGCGCCCAGCAACATTAGCAGCAACCTGATCTGCATTAAGATCCCCAACAGCACCAAAGGTAGCCTTAACATCTAATGGACTTGGACCTCTAGACTTAGCCCTATCAACGCCAGCAGAGAAATCAGCAGGGGTCTTAAACACATCAACTCTAGCAGTGGGATCACCTGATGTTTTTCTAAGCTCCTTAGTCGCTTCAAAACTCTTTGTTAAGTTCTTTGAAGGGCCAATACGAGCTTCTCTAGCCTCATTAATAACTGGTTTAGGAACTGGTTTAGCGGCACTTTTAATAGTGCCTACCTTCCGTTTATTTACATTAAACTTATTGTCACTCGGCTTTTCCTTCTGCTTGGTAGGAGTAGTAGACTTCCTAGTAAAGCCTTTAGGCCCAGCCTTCTTGGGCTTAGCCTTTGGTGCTGCCTTCTTCTTGGCTGGCTTGTCGTCATTGCCGCCGCCGCCACCTCCACCAGAACCCATGTCACCTCTCCCTTAACTTAAACCAACCCAGCTTGCCTGTTTCAGTACGCAGCCAATAAGCATCACGATACCCCAAGCCACTAAACAAATTAATCAATCCCTTGAATGATCGGGCAATCTGAACCTTTCCACCCAAACAAATAAAATCAATCAACCAGACAGTATCACCACCACCATCAAACCACTCAGAATCAAACCTTCTGCTAGATAAATATTTTTCTACCTGATCCTCATTAGGAAAACCCCAAGTAGCTAAAACACCATCACTAAACAAACACTGCCCTAAACTAATCGGTCGAGCAACGTACAATTCGTACTCCTTCTCACCCCACCAACTGTGATACGGACTGCGTTCTATCAAATCCTTTAACGAGCTTTTTTCGCTAATCATGTGAGTGATGGACCTCTATGGCTAGCTAGATCCGACTTTTTGGACCCCACCCCCCGTCAAGAGAGATCTATGCTCACCTTAATTTCCCCAGCGTGCAAGTGCATCGACCGCTCTACAGGTTTGAAGCCAGCACGATCCAGTATATCCTTTGACGCTTCTAGCTGGACGTACTCAGACTTGGCACCTTTGGCTAGGTTCAGCAGCTTGCTTGCAGCCACGGTAGCATTAAGACCGAGCGTCTCAGTCACTCTCTGCATCATGTACTGCTGCACATGAGGCTGACGCAAAGCCTTACTGGCACTGACTCTACCAGATTCGCCCTCTGCGTATCCGGCTTTGCCAGCAGCCTCACGCACGGTACATCCATCGGCTACAAGCGTATCCACCAAAGCAGTCTGTTTCTCGGTCAACTTCAATACATCATTCATACTCAATCTCACTTGCCCCCCCCTTGTGTTCCCCCCCCATTTATCACACTCGTTTTTGCAGCTTGTCAACGCACAAA